AATCGAGGCGACTATACGGGCGCAGCAGTTGCGTTTAAGATGTGGACTAAAGCGGCAGGGAAAGAGTTGCCGGGCCTGGTCAAACGCCGCCGCGATGAAATGGCCCTTTACATGAGCAACTGATATGCCACTTGTTCCCATCAAACTTCCTCCAGGCGTCTACCGAAACGGCACCGAGTACCAATCGAAGGGCCGTTGGTATGACGCCAACCTTGTGCGTTGGTTTGAAGGTACGCTTAGACCCATGGGCGGATGGCGGCAATGGTCATCCTCAGCAACGTCAGGCATTCCTCGCGGTATGCACGCGTGGAAGGACAACTCAAACAATATTTGGCTTGCCGTCGGTACGGCATCAAAACTTTACGCGTATCAAGGCGATGCTGATCGCGCAGACATTACGCCGACAAGTTTTAGCACTGGTCGAACGGATGCCACGCCTAACTTATCGTATGGCGGAAGAGATTACGGACAAGAGGCTTACGGTACTGCAAGATCATTCAAATCAACCTTAGCTATTCAGCCCGCCACGACATGGTCGATGGATAATTGGGGTCAGCATCTTGTGGCGTGCTCGGATTACGACGGTAAGTTGTACGAGTGGCAACTTGACTTTACAACGCCAACCAAAGCTGTTGCTATTACAAACGCGCCAACGGGTTGCAAGGGTTTGATTGTCTCTGAAGAACGTTTTCTGTTTGCCCTTGGCGCTGGCGGCGATCCGAGAAAAGTGCAATGGTCTGACCAGGAAAACAATACAGTTTGGACGGCAGCCGCCAACAATCAAGCGGGTGACTTTACGCTTTCAACGCCTGGATCAATTGTCTGTGCTCGACGCGTGCGTGGTGGCGTCTTGATCCTTACCGACGTTGATGCTCACTTTGCACAGTATCAAGGACCGCCATACGTCTATGGGTTTGAGCGCGTTGGAACGGGTTGCGGTGCCGTTGGCGTACTAAGCATTGCCGCTGCCGATACGTTTGCAGCGTGGATGGGAGCAAGCGGATTTTGGTTGTTTGATGGTTACGCCAAACCATTGCCAAGCGATGTTTCTGACTATGTGTTTTCTAATTTAAATCGTATCCAATCATCTAAAGTTGCTGCAATTCACAATGCCAAGTTTGGCGAAATCATTTGGTTTTACCCATCGCTTGCGGCGACTGAGATTGATTCATATGTTGTTTGGAATTACAGGGAGAACCATTGGTCAATTGGTGCGCTAACGCGTACGGTTGGCACAGGTCAGACGGTATTTCCATACCCCATGCTTTGTTCGCAAGATGGTCACATTTACGAGCATGAAATTGGATGGGATTACGATGGCGAGACGCCTTATGCCGAATCGGGACCGTATGAGATTGGCATGGGCGATAATTTGCTTGTGGCAAGTCAATTGGTGCCTGACGATAAAACGTTGGGCGATGTAACGGCTACGTTCAAAACGCGACTCTACCCAACGGGAACAGAAACAACGTATGGGCCGTATTCGCTTGCTAATCCAACGTCGGTACGCTTGCAGGGACGCCAGGTTAAGGTACGCGTCACAAGTAACAACAATACGGATTGGCGGGTTGGCATTATGCGCTTTGATGCTCAATCGGGCAGCAAACGATGAAACTTCAGCGCCCAACGCTCGAATACGATACGGCTGACCAGTTGTCGCTGCGACGTGCGCTCGAGTTGGCTGACGCGTTGAATCGTAAAAAGAACGTTGATATTGAACTTGGGCAAGATGAAAAACTTGTCATTCGTTCGCCCAATGGGACGCGTTACTACTTAACCGTTTCCAATGTTGGCGCGTTGAGCGCCACAACGATGTGAGCAAGCCATGGACTTAAGTGTTTACGGATCGCCAGAAGACTTTGCATGGGGTCTCGCTAATGATCCCAACTTTGTTAAGTTGGCGGCAAGCTATGGCATTACGCTTAACGATATGCTGTCTTACATTAGTGGCGGACAACCTACACCGGAACCTACATCAGCACCTGTTTCAACGCCAGCACCAACTTCAGCACCTGTTTCAACGCAAGAACCTACACCAACGCCAGCGCCTACATCAGCACCAGTGCAAGGTGGCGGATTGCTTGATACATCGCCCGGTTTTACCGATGTCAATGAACCTGATTATGGGTACTATGAACCAGTAAGAACGCCTTACAACGGACTTTCGTTTCAGGACATTGTTAACCAAACACAAATTCGCGCCAATCAAGGCTACACGCCAACCGATCTATACAACTTTGGCGTTTATTCGCTTGGCCTAACCGCTGATGAAGCGCAGGCAATCCTTGGCAACATAACGTTTGCAACGCCTGCACCTACACCGGCACCAACCACAACGCCAGCACCTACGCCGACGCCGGCACCGACATCAACACCAGTACCAACAACAACGCCGGCACCTACAACTACACCGGCACCGACCTCAGCGCCAAGTGGCGGCGGACTTTTGACGGGTGGAAATATGATTACTTTAGAGCAAGCAAGTTTGGTGTTTGAGGGTTTGTTTGACAGACGCCCAAATGATGCAGAAATTGCCAATTTCAAAATAGCAATAGACGATGCAAACCCGGCATTGTCATCAGAAACGGCATTTTACAATTACCTGAAATCAACGCCTGACTATGATGCTTATGTCAAAGGGTTGCTTTCAAACTTTGTAACGCCAGCACCGACGCCGGCACCTACGCCTGCACCAACTCCTGCGCCAACTCCTGCGCCAACTCCCGCACCGACGCCTCCTCCAACACCGACGCCTTCTCCAACACCAGCTCCTACTCCTGCACCGACTCTAGCACCTACTCCAGCACCTACACCGGCACCTACTCCAGCACCTACGTCTGCACCTGGCGCACCGATCAATGACGTGCAAGCATCAGCCGTTTTTCAAAGCGTGTTTGGGCGCGTGCCAAATGCCACAGAGTTGGCAAACTTTAGAGGTTATCAGCAGGGCACAACGCCGTTCACGTCAACAGATGCCTTGACAACTTACCTCATGTCAACGCCTGATTATGCTTTTTATAAAGCTAACCAAGCGTTACTGCCGGCAACTTATGGCAAAGCCGTTGTTCCACAGGCGCAGTTGCAATACGGGTACGGACCAGAGCAAGGGTTGCTTACAAACATCAAAGGCCCAACGGGTCAGCAGATTCAAAATTACATGGATGCTTTTTATGCGGCATCTTATGGTGGTACACCAACGGCTGGATTGCTTGCACCATACGTTGCCGCCAATCAAGTGACATTGCCCGCATCCTTTTACGCCATGCCGCAAGGAGCGCCAACGGCGCAGCAGTTAGCCGCCACAGGTCAAGGGTTGCTCAATACGGGTACAACATTCAACGATTTACGCGCTGAGGCGCAAAAGTCTAATTTATCGCCACAAGTCACAGGCTCAATCCTTTCCACCTTAAACCAAGGTGCATCATTGCCTTATGTGCAAGGATTGCTATCAGGAACTCTGCCGTTAGTGGCTGGCGAAAACTTATTGGCGTACAAGTGAACGCACACGATTTAAGCCATTGGGATCGATGCCGGCCATTTATTGAAGCGGCATTGTCTTTCACTGGCGGAACACATACCATTGAGGACATAAAGCGAGCCGTTGACGCCAATGAAATGCAGTTTTGGCCTGGTCGACAATCCGCTGTCATCACTGAGATTCAGAGTTACCCACAAGCCAAAGGGATGCACTATTTTCTTGCTGGCGGGGACTTAGAAGAACTCTCGCGTATGCGTCCAATCCTTGAGAGATGGGCGCAATCAATCGGATGCAATCGTGTGACACTTGCCGGAAGACGTGGTTGGCTGCGTACGTTTTTGGCGGACGAAGGTTATGAAGAGAAATGGACTGTCATGTCCAAGGAGTTGAATCATGAGTAAAAGCGGCGGCGGTCAGACAACGCGTGTTGAACTTGACCCGGCATTCAAACAGGCGGCGCTAGAGAACTATGAGTTTTCTAAGCAACTAGCCGCCCAGGAATACACGCCTTATGGCGGCGCAAGAATAGCCGCGCCCACGGCGGCAACGCAACTGGGCTTGCAGCAACTTGCATCCGCCGGGGCTATGGGGCCAGGCACGCAGACCGTTGATTACGCAACGGCGTTGGCACTGCAACCGACAAGTATTGCCGGCAACATTCAGCAATACATCAATCCGTTTCAGCAGCAAGTCATTGGAACGGCATTGCAAAATATTGAGAATCAACGAGCGCAGCAACAACTGCAAAACGCCGCAGCCGCCACACGCGCACGCGCCTTTGGCGGATCGCGCCAGGGCGTTGTTGAGGCAATGACCAATCTCAATGCTTTGCAAGCGGCAGGCCAAACGGCTGGCAACTTAGCTTATCAAGGGTTTGGTCAAGCGGCGCAACTTGCACAGCAAGACGTTGCAACGCGCCAGGCGCAGGCTGCGCAACTGGCAGGGCTAGGTGCACAGCAACAAGCCATCCGCCAACAGCAAGCGCAACAACTGCTTGGCGTTGGAGCACAAGAGCAAGCGCAGCAGCAAGCGCAGCTCGATTTGGCGTATCAAGATTTCTTGCGCCAACAAGCCTATCCGTTGCAACAACTGAACATTAGATCGCAAGGCTTGAGCGGGTTTCCTGCTGAGAATCAACAGATCGCATCACAGCGTTTATCACCGGGTCAACAGTTTGGTCAAGGTGTTAGCACCTTGGCGTCACTGGCTTATCTTATGTCCGATAAGCGCATGAAAGAAAACGTTGATCGCATGGATTCGCCATTGTCGCAACTTGGCAAATTGACGGGGTATGACTACAACTACAAGGGCGATGACGAGCGAACGGGTGGCGTAATGGCGCAAGATGTTCAACGTGTTATGCCTCAAGCCGTGGCAAAAGATGATAGCGGCATGATGGCGGTTAACTACCCACAAATTACCGGCCTATTAGTTGAAGCTGTAAAAGAACTTGATCGCAGGACAAGGGGATAAGCATGGCGTCACTACTAGACTTTTTTACGGGCAGCGGCAGTTTTGGCGGGCAACAGTTGCCCAATTCGCCTGAAGCTGCATCACAAGGTTACGCGCCAAACATTTTTGATCGCTTTGGCACTGGACTTGATCGCTTGCAACAGTACCCTGGCTTGCCCGCCATGCCGATGGATGAGGAAGAGCGGCGCAGACAGCGCTTGCTAACGCTTGCGCAATTAGGCTCAACGGTTGCTCGTGGCGGCACACTGGCTGAAGGCTTGCAAGGTGTGCAGCAACAAGGGTTGCAAAGGCAGTTGTTTCAAATGCAATTGGCTCAAATGCAGCAGCAACAACTTCGTGAACAAGCATTACGCCAAGCATTAACAGCGCAACCAACTGAGGCGCAACGGTTTCAGGCTGGCGCTGCCGCCATGGGCGCTGAAGGTATGGGTCCAACGGTTACTGCGGCTCGAGCGCAAGAAAAAGCCGTTGAATCGGCAAGACCTTTTGCAAGCCTTACGCCAGAGCAACGATTGATTGCGTCGCAAATGCCTTATGCAGAAGCAGTCAAGTACATTGGTGAAAATGTTAAGCCTGAAGAGTACGGAACAGGAACCAACACGGGCATGATTGGCGGAAGACCTGTTAGCTATGTGGTTGGCAAGCGTGGCGGTATTAAAGTGCTTGATGTAGCGCCACAACCTAACGAAGAACAATTAAAACTTGGTAACAAGATTGCTATCCGTGACAAAAATACAAACAAAATTATTGCTAGCTATGACGTGGAAATGTCTCCCGCTGAAGTGGCTACAAACTTAAGAGCTATAAGCGCACAAGATTTGAATGAGCGCAAGTTTGCATTTGACCAACGACAAGCGGCGCAGCAAAACGCCTTCCGTGCCCAAGAAATTGGCCTTAGAGGGCAAGAAATAGGGTTATCGGCGCAACGTGTAGCACAAGGAGATGTTGACTTGGTTACGGATGCCGCCGGAAATATGTTCTATACATCAAAGACCATGACGCAACCAACAAGGCAAGTTGTTGGGCCAACGGTTGGCGACACAATGGAACAACCATTAAAAGGTAAAGGCCAAACCATTTCGACTGCGGTAATGGAAGAGTTTGTCCAAAATCAATCAAGCGTTAATTCAATTGACAGAACTATCAAACTTTTAGAAGAAAACCCAGATGCTGTAGGCCCAATCACCGGAAGAGTGCCATCAGCCATTCGTGATCCATTTGCAAATCAGCGCAATGTTGAAACGCGTGCCGCTGTTGCTCAGATTGGAAGCACGTTGATTAAAAACATTTCTGGCGCTACGGTTCCGTTAGGCGAGGTTGACAGGCTTAGACCTTTCATTCCATTTGCGTCAGATGATCCGGAAACTGTGAAGACAAAACTAAGAAACTTAAAGAAAGAAATTATCAACATTGAAGAAGAACGCAAGAAGCAGTACACAGCGCAAGGCATGAACTATCCATCACTATCTGGCACCATTGCCATACCGGGCGCACCAAGTATCATGAATCAATACGGTCTTACGCCAAGGAGATAAGTAATGACGAACCTTGAGCGGGTTTCCGCCAACATGCGCAAGATGTTTGAGCAAGGCGCTCCGCAGACAGATATGGAGGCTTACTTGCGCTTAGAAGGTTATACGCCATCGCGTTACCTTGGCGCTATGGCGAGGCAACGTCGAGGTGTTGGCGAGGTTGAGGCAGGCGCATTTCGCACGTTCATGCAAGGCTTAACGTTTGGCTTTTCCGATGAGATTGAAGCTGCGGTTAAAGCGGCGTTTACAAAAGGCTCATACCAAGACAACGTTGAAGCAGTGCGCGAAGGTATCAAGGAATACCAAAAGCGCAGTCCGGTAGCCGCGGCAAGCAGTGAACTTGCCGGTGCTTTATTGCCTGCCGCTGTAACGATGGGTGCTGCTGTGCCAGCCGTTGCCGCACGCGCCCCCCAACTTGCCGGGGCAGTAACCCGAGGCGCACAGGCCGTTACAAGCGCACTGCCAACCGCGTTGCAAGGCACAAACATTGGCGCACAAGTTGGCCGCGGTGCGCTGATGGGCGCTGCCGGTGGCGCATTGGGCGGCGCCGGGCAAGCCGAAGGCGGTGCTGTAAATACGTTGCAAGGTGCGGCCATAGGCGCTGGTCTTGGTGCTGGAATTGGTGCCGCCATACCGCCAGCCATGGGACTTGCAGGCTATGGCGTTAACAAGGCGCGTGACATATTAGGACGAAGCGGTGCTGCTGCGCAACAAAAAGCGGCGCAACTCATTATTCAAGGCATGGAGCGTGATCAACTTACGCCAGCCGAGTTGCAGCGCAGATTAATGCAAGCAACGCCAGGAAAACAAACGACACTTGCTGACATTGGCGGCGAATCACTATTGTCGCGTGCCGCTGGTGCTGTTAATACGCCTGGTGCCGCCAAAGGACCGCGGGGTGAGTTCTTGCAAGAACGTGTTCGCACGCAGTCTGATCGCGTTATTGCTGATTTAGCTGCCGCTGCGCAAGAGCGCTTGCAAAACACCAATATGCTATTGCGTGATTTGACTGAACAGCAAAAGCGCAAAGCGGCACCGCTTTATGCTGAAGCCTACGATACGCCAGTTGGCATATTGAATGACAAAGAGTTGCTGGCTTATTTGGATCGCCCAGCCTTTAAGAAAGCTTATGCTCGAGCAGTTAGCATGGCCTCCAATGAAGGTGAATCACTGCCGCAAATCTATCGCTTTAAGACTGATGGTAATGGGCGTCCAATCTACGATGAAGATGGCCTGCCTGTTTATGGCGAATTGGAAGATTTGCCAAACGTAAAGATTCTTGATTGGGTTAAGCGCGGCCTTGATGACGTAATCAATGCCAAGCAAACGAAAGAAGGCTTTGCCTCTACAGAGGCCAGGATTATTCGTAACGCCAAGAACGATTTTCTTGAACGCCTAGACACTTTGGTGCCAAAGTACAAGGACGCTCGAGCTGCGTTTGCCGGTGACGCGGCGCTTAAAGACGCCATCGATCAGGGTAGAAAAGTATTCACAATGCCTGAGAACGACTGGCGTGAAGTGGCGGCAGACTTCAACAAACTCACCGATATGGAACGCAATATGTTCCGCGCCGGTGTCGTGGATGCCGCCAAGATACAAGCTGATCGCATTACAAGAGAGTTTGGAACCGCTCGAGATGTAACGCGCCTGTTTGATAATACGCAAACGCTTGGCCGTTTGCGTGCCGCGTTTCCTGACGCACAATCATTTGACACGTTCCGCAATCAACTTGGCGAGGAAGCGCGATTTACTGAAGTGCGCAACAGAATCCTGGCCGGATCGCGCACAGCGCCTCTGGCCGCGGAAATGGCTGAACAAGGTGGACCAACGGGCGCAGCCGTTGGATCAGCCATTATTCAAGGTAATTTGCAACCTATCGCGTCACAGTTGCTTGGACAGGCTATGCAACGCGGCGCAGGAAACGTTGGCGATGTGGCGGAAATACTTGGGCGCGAGTTGCTAACGCCACTAACACCACAAAGTCTTGACGCTTTAATGCGGCGATTAGCCACGCAACAAGAGGCCATGGCCCGCGGTGAGGTTGCTCGAGCAACGACACGTCCTATGGTTGGCGGGGCACTCGGCCAGTTGGCTGGGCAAGCCGCCGCGCCAGAGCAACCGTTTAGGCTTGATGTCATGGGCACAGCCGACACGATGACTGACGAAGAGAAACGTCTTGCAGGATTGCTGCAATAGCGTAAACTACTCACTAGGACTCCTCCTGTGTCATTCTCCCCCTGAGAGTGTTTGCCGCCTACCGATGGCGGCTTTTTTTTGACCGTTTGTCTGAAATGGTCTAACCATTTCGTAAACATGGTGCATGATTGCAAACCAT